ATCACCTTTAATTGGTACATTTGTATATGTTTTATTTGCTGTACCTAAACCTACTCCACGATTTGTTATTGTTACTATTTTTAACTGTCCGCCTATTAAAGCGTTGTTTCTAACGGATTGATTTGTACTATTTGTTTCCCAATCATTGGGAACGGGCATAAAATTTGTAGAGTCAAATTTTACAATTTCACTTGGGGTAATAGTATACAAATATTTCCAAATATATCCATCACCACTATCTCCAGCAGATCTTGGCTCTAAATCTGTAAATAAGGGTTCATCTAGTGAAGGTTTACCTGTAGGGTTTTCTGGATCTATTCCATTATATAAACAAATATAAACCCTATAATCACGATTCATTACATAATAATTTGATGAGTATAAACTCGTTGCCCCAGATGGTTTTGAGACCTTTGTTCTACTAATATCATGACGATACATATCATATGTTATTCCAGAAGCCCAAACATCTTTTCTCACAACCTGACGAATATCTCCGGCAGAAATCTTTTTCAAGGCAATCATGGTATCCCAATAATCATCTTCTTGCTCAAAACTGTCTTTTGGTGCTGGGGGGTTTGAGTTCCAAGAAGATGAATAATCTGTAGCATTTGGTAATCCAATGAATGAATAATATGAATTTGAAGAAGAACTCGCCTCCATTACAAAGTTTTTTGCACTTAATATCCTAAACTGATCGGTTATGATTGCAGACATTTTATCTTTTTTAGTTATTTATTAAGTATAATTAAAATATTTTAATGGATTTTTGCGTATTACTAATGGAGAAGATGACACGCCAGAGATTCCAGTGTTATATGATGAAAAATCTTTTGGATCAGGTCTACTTGGGGTATAAATTCTACCCCAACTATATTCTCCAAAAAACCTACTATACCCTATTCCTGTTAATCCATTATAATTATCCACACTCACAGTAACTCTTGCGGCATAAGTAGACCCAAATCCAACAACATCAGTTTTTGCTATTGATACCGATGATACTTGATAAATATTATCTAAGAATGAAGTTCCAACACCAACTATTGATCCGTTACCATTTAAAGAAGTTACGCCTTTACCCACATTTGAGTTGTAAACTACGAAATAATATCCGGTTTGTATTCCACTCACAGTCACTGCAGAACCAACTACAGAAGAATCTCTTAGGAAAGAATCTTTAGGTATTACGAGATCAAAAACAATCCCAGTAGAAGCACCTCCTACAGAAACTGTAGAAATTCCAGAAATAATTCCAAAATCTCCTGAATAAACTACTGAAGAAATTTCTTCAATATTGGAAGAGACTTTGGGTGTTTCAATTAATACTAATGGTGGATTTGTAAAAGTATATCCCGTCCCCGGTGAAGTGACTGTAATGGAAGTAACTTTACCTGAGGTAATAGATGAAATTGCTACAGATCTTTGAGTGAATCCAAGACCAACTGGATTTGCTATAGTTACTGATGGTGCAACAGTATATCCAATTCCACTGTTGGTAATGGATACAGAAGTCACTGTTCCTGCAGAGGACACAATAGCGGTTGCAGAAGCACCAACTGTCGAATCTTGAGAAATAATCACAATACTATTTTGTTTTGTTGAGTTTTCTTTTAAATTATTGAAAAATGTTTTAACACTTTCAACAAAAATTACAGTTGACCCTACACCAACGGATTGTATTAGATTTGTTCTTGGATAAATCTGAGGTTCATATATTGGTCTATCTTTTGGTATTGGATTATTGTCGATAAGTTTATCTTCTGTTTGTTTGCACCAGTTTAAAGAACGAAGATAATTTTGGTCTTTATTTATTCCTGGACCTGGATAAATGTTTGTATTTACACTATCGGAAGATCTTATATTAGTAACAGATCTATCACTTTCTTCATATGCTATATTTTGATCATATAAAGTAACACTATCGCCAACTTTTATTGTCTCCAGAATATCAACATTAATAATATCAACAGAATAAGTTCCTTGATAGAATAAAATTTTAGAGGTATCTCCAACTTTTGGTGGTTCCGTAAATGTTATATAACTTCCGCCATTAAAAATATATGCATTTCCGGGAGACTGTAAAATATCATTTATAAAAACCAATAATGTTGATTGAATATCAATATCAGATCCTCTCCTCGCTCTTATTGATTGAGGTATACCATCGACAGTTATTGGAAATAGCGTTGTTTGCCCATCAAACAAAGAATCCAAAGGATCAATTGACAATAAACTTCCAAGTGTCCATCCAGAGAAACTGTCAATTGCAGTTCTATCAACAGACAAAGTAAACTCATTAAATGTTGATAAAGTATCTGTGGGAATTCCTACAGATCCACCTATTCCAATCGTAAGAATTTCTCCTTGCCCATATCCATACCCAAGGTTTGTAAGTTCGAAATCAACTATACTAGATCCCAATCCAACCAGAATATTTACAGTGGCACCAGTTCCAAATCCAGAGACGGGAGAAGAGCTACTATAAACTAATGGAATATTTGAATAACTTAATGGATAGTCAAAGACCACTATAGGTGGATTTGATGAAGTATATCCGATTCCTGGATTTGTAATAGCAACACTTACAATATTTCCATTGCTCACTGACGCGATTCCAATATATTTAATGTTTGGACTATTAATACTTTCTGTTTTAACTCCAACATTAACTACTTGAAGTCCAGAACGATAACCAGAACCACTGTTTCCGATACTAATAGAAGAAATGGTTCCAAAACCAGAAATAATAGCAGTTCCACCAGCAGCAACTAAAGGTTGATAACCAAGTCCCATCGAAGAACCGACAGAAACTAGTATTCCCCCAGAAGGAATACTGGATGTATTTACGTCATATGAGGTTGATGATATCGATCCTGTAAAGTTAATACTTGTAATTCCAACATCACCTTTCAAATAATAATCTCCAGTTAGATTGATAGCAGAATCAAGTCTTTTTGGAGATTGGAATACCTGATTTATGAGTATGATACCATTGTCATTAGTTATGTTGGGTACGTCTAGTCCATTTGATTTTAAAACAAATGATGTAGTATATCCTGTAAATTGGTCAGAAATATCATCGAGAATGTAATTTTTACTGTAGGCATCATCTGTGGAATCTATTTCTCCACTTCTCATAAATGATCTTCCAGAAAAACTATAAGAAGTAGAAATACCAATGTAATCAACTTCATTTGGACCTTTAGTTGTGGTTCCTATAGGATCAAATCCTCTTGGTGCTTCTGCAAAATTAATCGTGCTTTCAGTTATATTATAACTTCCCGAAAGTTTTGTGACGAGAGATCCTGGGAGATGAGTCGATATTCCCGTTCCCATCCATCCTCTCCTTACATACAGCACATTTGTACTGCCAAACCCGACCGTATCTATTTTCATCACTTCATCATCAATTTTTATCAAATCTTCATTAAAGAAAGAAGTAATGCCGGAGACTGATATTTCCTCTGTAGTTGTATAAACTTGTGATATAATTGATGTGGTAACAGCGGTTGATACTATTGGAGATTGAATAATATTATCAATTCCAATAAGAACTTTTGAATTTTGATTTTTTGATGTCAGAGAATGTGTTGATCCAATTCCAACAGAAGAAATAATCAAAGGAGATGGGCGTCTTTTTAGAGCATTTTCTGCAGAAGAAGCAAGTCTTATTGTGGAGTTATCTACTTTAATTACATAAACAGATTTTGGTAATTTGTTTGTTAATCCAATTCCAGGAACACTTTCCGTAACTATTCCTATAGACTTTTCTGTTGATATTGAATCTGAGTTATAAACTACCTCTTCACCATTGGTGAAGAAATGATTCGGGATAATAATTATGTTGTTTATAGTGTCAATAACACTTGTAGAGCTGCCAACAAAATTTCTCTTAAATATTGGTAGATTTTTATGTTTAATCTCAAAATCTCTTCTCAAATCAATATTTGTTCCCTCATAAGATGCAAATTCACATTCAATAAATGCATTTTCCAAACTTTTAAAATTAACTAAACTTTCTTCATTTTTTACTTTTAACGCATTTTGATATACTCTAACTTGAATATCTGCATTTGCTATTGGAGTAAAATTAAGTTGTGTTTTTTGTCCTGTAGTTGAAACGTCAAAATTTCCAAGAATCGAGTTTGTTGTGAGAACAGCAAACTCCGTCATAGACGCTGATGATTTATCATTGACTAATATAATTTCTGATACTTGGTATTGTTTATTAGTGGTATCTTCAATACTTATAAAACAATAACTACCAGAATGTGGATTCAAGTACTCTGAGACTACATTTTTTACTGGAGTTGGATTAGATGGGATATTTGTAATTGTCGAATCTAATAATCCAGTGCTTAACGCTAAAGTAGAGATCCCAGTAGAGGAAGTATTTGCAATAGAAATCTGAACAGTATTTAGAATATAAGTAACTCCCAATCCAACATTTGGGGTAAAATTAATATTTAAGTTTGATCCAGATAAAGAAGCACTATAAGTTCCAAGTCCAGATGACCCTAAAGTACCTGTAGTATCAGTTGATAGTTGTCCATACTCCAATAACTCAACATTTGAACCATCATGAAGAACAGTAATCTCATCATATTCAAAGTAAGACTCATCATAAGAACTATATAGAACTAATAATTTAGAAGCTCTATATGTGGATGCAATTCCAACTATATTTTGTGATGTGTTAGTTCCTTGAGGTAGAGTTTTTTTGCTACTGGAGACTGTAGCAGTATCTCCTAAGTTTAATGTTCCTATTCCCGATATTGAGTCACTTAATGAATATGCAATTGCATTAATGTAATAGTTATTAAACTCATAGTCTGTGGGATAAAATAGTAATCTTCCACCCAATCCAAACATATCCGCATCAAAATATCCCAAATCTTCCAATGTTTCTACTCTTCCATATTGATTTAAAAATATACTTGAATTACTAGATAGACTAGAAACCAAAAGCATTTGTCTTTTATTTGTATTTCTCCTATCAAAAATAAAGATTATGTATTTTTTAGATCTAGAAGAATAAAAACTATATTCATCAACAATAGAAAACCTTTCCGATCGGGATTCGTTAGTGAATAGATTACTTATGTTATCTATTGTCAAAACTCTATTCCCAATAGATTCTGTATAATCTTGAATTGATTTTGACTGTAAAATGATACTATCCGAATAAATTTTAGAATCTATAGATATTGTTTTTTCAAATGCTAAATCAAAATCATTTATACAATTAAAGTCCACCACACTAACAAAATCGCATATTGAAACAAAATTTCCAGAATCTTGGGATGTTTGTATTCCAACGGTTAATGGAGACTCGACTATTAAATTCGCAAACTTTTTAAATCCAATAGAATGGTTTAAAGAACTTACAGCGTCTTTCCAGTCTTCATATTGAATTTTTGATTTAATCTCATAAGAAAAAAACTGATAATAATCATTATCAAATATTCTTTGAAAATTATTATTTAAAAATCCAGTTTCTGTTTGCCATCCCTTTTCAACTATGGAGGAAGATTCCACTAAAAACATTGATTGTGTGATTTGGGCATCAACAATACTTCCCTTAGCACCTGAAGATTTTCCAACTATTATTTCTCCAACTTTAAACTCTTTTGGTGAAGAAACTTTTAAGTACCCATTTTTTTGATCCCAAGAACTACAATATCCAAAAGATGAATCGGAAACCAGAAATTCAGAATCAAAAAATGTATTTTTTTCTAAAGAAATATCAAATATTGGAAAATATTTTGAAGGTATAACACGTCCATAAGAATTTGACTGGTCGTAAGATCCAACTATATCTTCATTACTCAAATATTCCGATAGATTGTATGTTAGGGATGCATTTGATCCTCCTACGGATGGATTAACTTGCGTTAATGTGAAAAGAGAATAATTATAGTTTGAAGAGTTATATCCTTTAACTTCAACGTCTTCTTGTTGAATAACGCTGATATTTTCAATCAGAACTTTATCTCCGATAGCAAATGGAAAATCGGCAATTGAACTAAAACTAACTCCCAAAGAAACCGTTACATTTTTTGTAATTTTATTAAAAGAAATTGATGAAATTGGAATACCATTTGAATTATTGATTGGAACTAATGTTGGAGTTATATAGTTTAAAGAGTTTGTATTTTTTATTATTTTTATTTCAGAATCTCCAAGATTATATCTTAGGTCTATATCTAGAATATTTTGTCCGGTTAGTCCATCCAAAAGAACTAGATTTGGGGCAACTAGATAATTAGATCCATTAGAGCTTATTCCAATCCTTTTTAATTTAGAAAAAGGTTCAATTCTTAGTATTTGTGGAAATTGTACTTGTGGTTCTAAAGTTTTATCTGAAAAATAATCAAATCCAATATCATGGATATTTACTTTCAAAACACTACCAATAGAAGTGCTTCGTGGCAAAAGAATGGCACCAGAACCATATTCTGAAAATATTGACGAGATTCCTGGAAGTGTTTCATACCGACTTCCTTGCGAAGACACTTTTATTTCTGAAATTGCACCAGACGCAGTTTTGGAAGTGGTTTTATATTTAAATGTTCCGTCTTTGGAAGTGTATAGTAAATTTTTTGGTTTTGATTTAATACTAAAAGTAAAAGTTGTTGTTCCAATTCCCGATAATATATAATCACCTTCCAGTGGATTTTTGATAAAATTTAATCTATTGCTTTGTATACTTTCTTTATCTGTTATAATTTCTGTTTTTATCTCCGTATTTTTATCCAAATTAATTGGATCTAAGCTATAATAAAGATTTTTTGGCAAATCATCAGTAATCTGCAGCTTTAAGTGAGCATCAGAACTTATTCCTATTACACCATTTTTTGAAACCTCAAATTTGTTCGAAACTGAACTTGAATAAAATGGAATCCTAAAGCTAGAATCTAAATAAAGATTAAAATCAAATGCGGAATATAAAACGGAATTATCAGTAAAAGATAATGATGAATCTGATAAATCAAATAATACTGTTTGATTCTTCTCAAGGTTAATTTCTGGGTTTACTTTAGAAATGATTCCATTTCCAACAGATGTAATATTAATCGAATTTGGATTTAAGGATGTCGAATCCAAGAATGTATAGCATAACTTTATTTTGTCCTTTGAATATACATGTACATAATATATTTTTTTATTTTCTAAACCACCAACGGGAGACGATGATGTATAAATTATTTTTTGCCCATTTATAAAGTCATGGTCTACAATCTGAATGGTATTTTCTTGAACATTAATATCATATTCTGTAAATAAAAGTGGATTTACTACCATCCTTCTATTATTATCATCATATTTAATAACTATTGTCGTTGTTATT